TGCTCTTTGGGTTGGCGGCACGAGGGTCAGCGTTCGGGAAGATCTTTCCTGATCCGACAACTGAAGTGGCTCGTGCCCGCTATGTTCCGGATGAGAAGTTTATCGTGCCGTACGGCGCGACGTCGCTTGCGTCGGCGCCGCGCTACACCGAGTGCTTTTCGATCAACCGCAACGAACTGCTAAAGATGCAGGTCAACGGGATCTACCGAGACACGCAGGTAGACGAGAGCGTTCCGGTTGTCAGTGCGTTGCAGGAGAAGAAAGACGAGATAAACCGGGAGGAGGAACCTCCGACTCTCGATGGCGATATCGAGTTGTATGAGTGCCATGTCGATCTGGACATTGACTCCGAAGACGGCATCGCTACCCCGCACATTGTCACGCTTGACTACAGCGGAAAGATCCTGTCGATCTACCGCAACTGGGAAGAAGGCGACCCTTTCAAGAAGAAGATCCTTTGGTACGTGGACTACTCCTACGTGCCTGGGCTTGGGTTCTACGGGTACGGCCTACTCCACCTGATCGGAGCCAGCGCCAAAGCAGCTACCATCCTTCTCCGGCAGTTAATTGACGCTGGCATCATCGGGAATCTTCCGGCTGGCTACAAGGCCAAGGGTCTTCGGATGAAAGGCGATTCGTCTCCGCTGCGTCCCGGCGAGTGGCGTGAGGCCGAAGTCAGCGGAATCAAGATGTCCGAGGCGTTCCTGCCGCTTCCGTATAAGGAACCGTCGACGGTTCTCATGGCGCTGCTGCAGAACGTGGTGGAAGAGGGCCGCAAGCTGGGCTCTATCGCTGACGTCGAGATCGGCAGCATCAGTGCTGAGGCTCCAGTCGGAACAGCCCTGATGATCCAGGATCGCGCCATGAAGGTCATGAGCGCGGTGCAGGCACGGCTGCACAACTCGATGCGGCTGGAGTTCCGCATTCTTGCCAGGCTGATCCGTGACTCGACCAAAGACGTTTACGACTACGAGGTGGATGGACCGCGTGAGATCAAGCGCAGTGATTTCGACGCGAGAATAGACATCATTCCCGTAAGTGACCCGAACGCGGCCACCCTCCCGCAGCGGGTCACTCAATATCAAGCCGCCGTGCAGATGTCCGCTACGGCGCAGCAGATCTACAATCTGCCGTTGTTGCACCGCAAGATGCTGGAAGTGCTTGGCATCCGTGACGCTGACAAGATCGTTCCGGACAAAGAGGACATCAAGCCAGCCGACCCGGTGGCCGAGAACATGGCGATGATTACCATGAGGCCGGCCAAAGCGTTTGAGTGGCAGGACCACGCCGCGCACATTGCTTGTCATCAGGCGTTCTTTGAAGACCCCAAGATGCGGGCGACGGTTGGGCAGAACCCCAACGCCGCTATGATTGCTGCCGCTATCCAGGCGCATATCGCTGAGCACTTTGCGTTCAAGTACCGCGAGGAGATCGAGCAGAAGATGGGCGTGCCACTGCCTCCGCTTGATGAGTCTTTGCCTGGTGAGATCGAGTCGAACCTGTCTATCGCGGTGGCCGAGGCTTCGCGTCGGCTGCTAGCACAGAACCAGCAGGAGGCCGCGCAGAAAGAAGCGATGGCCAAGGCGCAGGACCCAGTGATTCAGATGCAGCAGGCCGAGTTGCAGATCAAGCAGGCCGAGCTTAAATTGCGGCAAGACGAGTCTGCTAGCCGCATACAGGCTGAACTCCAGAAGGCTGCCGGTCAGCAAGCCGTCGAGAAGCAGCGCATCGACAGCAACGAGCGCTTGACCACCGAGAAGATGATCGACACCAATGAGCAGTTCTTGGCGGAGTTGAAATTACAGTATCAGAAGTTGGCGAAGGACGTAGAGGAGATGAGACTGAAGTATGACGCTAAAGAACAGGTTCCTCAATAAGGTCAGGGAGGCGATTGCCGCCAACTCTGAGCTTATCATCGACGACCGGTGCCCAACGATTGAAAGTTATCGTCGCACCTGCGGCATCATCTACGGACTGAAGATGTCCATGGAATTGCTGGAAGATGCGATCAGCGAGTCGGAAGAAAAGAAGGAGACAGAGACGATTATTTTATGAGCAATATTGACACGTCCCAGTTGCCGCAGCCCCAAGGATTTTACATCCTGGTGCAGATGCGGAAAGTGTCCGACAAGATTGGCGACACTGGCTTGTATATGCCGGAGTCCCGCCAGAAGGACGAGGAGGTTGCCTCGCCCATGGCGGAAGTAGTCCTGATGGGGCCTGAGTGCTACCAGGACCAAAAAGTTTTCCCGTCTGGCCCGCGATGCAAGGTAGGGGATGTCGTACTTATGGCTCCCTACGCGGGCCAGCGCTTTTTATTTGGCACTGATGCCGACCCGGTTGAGTACCGGCTGATTACCGACGCGATTGTATCGGCGGTTGTCCCGAACCCTGACCTTGTGCGGAGGAACCTGTAATGCCAGATGAACCGGTAGGACTGGAAGACGCACTCGCGGAAGAGGTAGAAGTCGAACAAGAGCCGGCGCAGGAAGATGGCGAAGTAGACGTCGTTATCGAAGGCGAAGAACAGCCTGAGCGAAAGCCGGTGGAAAAGGCTGCGATTGACGCGGCTGTTGTCGACGGCGAAGAAGATGACAAGGATTTGTCCGAGCGGGCGCGGGCTCGCATTGCCAAGCTGACGTGGGCGACCAAAGAGCGCGAGCGGCAGTTGGCCGAGGAACAAGCGGTTATTGAGTCGCTGACTCAGTACGGCAACGGCGCCAAGGCGGCGCTGGAGAACCTGGCCAAGCAGAACGCCGAATTGCAGCGCAGCTTACAGCAGCAGGCGTTGCGCACGAGAGAGGCAGAGATAATTGCGGCGCAGAACGATTGGCGTGCGGCGCGTGAGTCGGCTGACCCTGACAAAGAAGTAGCCGCGTCCCAGCGTATGGCCGAACTGGCGCAGCAGAAGGCGATGCTGGCACAGTATCAGATCCCTGAACCGTGGCAGCCGCCGCCGCCGCCGATGCGCCAACAGCCGGCGGCCATCACTCCTGACCCGGTGACGGCAAACTGGCTGAGAGAGAACCGGTGGTTCGCTGAAGATGCCGGCATGAGGTCGTATGCCGTTCAATACTCTCAGCAGCTTGCTAATCAGGGAGTTGCGCCGGAGACTGAAACATATTACTCTTACATCAACGCAGAGATGCGTAAGAGATTCCCTGAGCGTTTTGAAACTGGTACACCAATGTCCACCCCTGCAAAGACGGAACGCTCTGCAAACCCGAACACAAGCCGCCCCCCCGTTGCCACGGCGACGCGCACCAACGGTGCCGTCAATGGCAAACGCACAGTCGTCATGTCAGCAGAGAAGGCCAGGGTTCACCGGGAAGCCGCCAGACGTTTTGGCGTCGACTTCAAAGAGTACGTCAAGAACATCCCCAAGGAGGATCTGTAAATGGAGACCCGTGGTCGTCAACCCATCACGCCTGCCGTGAGCGCCATACCTGCTGACCGAGCCAATGAGGTGCGCGAGGAAATAACTCGCCCCTACGAATACTTGCCTCCCGGCCAGTTGCCGAATGTGCGTAATAGTCCCGATTGGACGGCTCGATGGGTGCGCTACCGTATCCGGAACGCCGATGATCCGAAGAACATCTCGATGCAGTTGCGCGACGGCTACTCGCCTGTCCCGTACGAGCATCGCGCCGAAGTCCTTGTTGACCCTGATTCCGTTGGCACCAGCGCCTCGGGGAACATCGAGATCGGTGACGTAGTTCTTTGCCGGCGCTCAGCGGAGCGCTCCAAGGCGAGGAAGCAGTACTACGCAAACAAGACACTGGATGCTATCCGTGGGGCCAAAAATACGGCACAGAAGGCTGTGGATCAACCCCGGTACGGTTCCATCTCTGACGATACCGAGACTTCTTTTGAAGCTCGGCGAGGACGGATGAACGAGTTCGGTCGGTAGTTTCCGGCTTTCTCCAACCAGGAGAAACCTCACATGTCCTCGACAGCGGCCTACAATGGCCTTCAAGTCACCTTGGACGCTGGTGGTTCTGTTCACGGTAAGTTGACTTCTTACCCTCTGACCAGCAACACGGCCACCAGCTTCTTCAATGGTGACATCGTTCGCATGACGTCTGGCGTACTTACGCCGACTGCTGCCACGCCTACCACTACCCTTGGGGCCGCAACCCCGTGGGGCATCTTTGTTGGTGCCGAGTGGACCGATGCCAGCGGGAACCCGCAGTATACCCAGTACTTCCCTGCTGCCGGGTACACTGCCTATTCTGCCTATGGGCCGATCACGCTCAAGATCGCTACCGATCCTGACGTGCGGTTCACCGTGCAGGCTGACGGTTCGCTGACCAATGCTGCGGTTGGACTTAACGCCCAACTCGGCAACTTTGGCGCCGGTTCTACGGCCACCGGAAACAGCGGCGTCAATCTCGTGGCCTCCAGTGTGGCGTCCACGAACACCTTCGGCGTGAAGATCATTGCCATTGCTCCGGGTCCGGACAATGCCTCTGGCGACGCCTACACCAAAGTCATCTGTACGTGGAACCAGAACGTCCACGCGCTGCGGAACATCCTAGGAGCCTAACCACATGCCAGCCATCACAAGATCACAAGCGAATCGTGAGTTGGTTCCAGGACTCAAGACCGTCTGGAACGGCGTCAATGCCCGATACCGCGACGAATGGAAGCCGATGTTTGAGTCGGATACTTCGGATCGCGCGTTTGAGCAGGATGTTGCCATCAGCGAGTTCGGCACCGCGCCGCTCAAGTCTGAGGGCGCGCCGGTGGAATACGATACCGCGCAGGAGTTCTACACGAGCACCTACCGGCACGTGACTGTGGCGTTGGCGTTTGCCATCACGCAGGAAGCCATCGAAGACAACCTGTACGCCGACGTCGGCAAGCGCTACACCAAGGCCCTCGCGTGGTCGATGCACAACACTAAAGAGGTGATGGCTG